AGAAGCTGGAACTGGATGCCCCCGTGCCACTATTGAGGTTCGTCACCGGGAGGTTGCCGGTCACGCCCGTGGTCAGCGGCAAGCCCGTGGCATTGGTCAGGATACCGCTGGCGGGGGTGCCCAGCGCCGGGGTCACGAGGGTCGGGCTCGTCGCCTTCACGTAATTGCCGGTGCCAGTCGTACTCACCCCCTGGATGGTCGCCGCATTCGTGAATTCTGCCGCTTGTCCCGCTGTCGGCGTGCCCGCGATCGCCGCGCCACCGCCGCCACCCGTGCCGCAGGAGCCGCCCTTCACGCAGAGTTCGCCGTCCTCATCGGGCAGATGCCACCCACGCGGGGCCGACATGACCGGCGGAGCCGTCAGCCAGCCGGCCTGATCGTTGATGTCCCGAAACTCCACATAGTTGCCGCCCTGACTCACGGCGAGGTTGGGGAGCGCGAGGGCCTTGACCGCCGCATCATAGATGAAATTCCCACTATCAGCGGCGAGTTGCCCGGACTCATTGAACTGCACATCTTTGGTGGTGCCTGCCGGCGTGGCCGTGCCCCCACCGCCCCCGCCCCCGGTGCCCGTGCTGACCGCCGTGATGCACCCCCGGCTATCGACGGTAATGCTGGTATTCGTGTAGGTGCCAGGGGTGAGGACGGGCAGGCACACCTTGTTGATGATGTTGACATCGTGGACCAACACCATATGGGACGTGGTGGCGTTGTACTGAAAGAGGAGCAGGTCGCAGTAGCCCCCACCCTTGGTGGTGGTGGGCAGTGGCCACCCGGCTTCGGCGCTCCACTGCGTGCTCCATGTCAAGGTCTGCGGGCTCGTCGAGCAGATCTCAAAGCGCATCCACTGGCCAGGGTCCGCACTGCCGGTGGCGTCGGCAATGGTCAGGCCTTGCTGCAGATTCGCGACGGTCACAATGTCGGTGGTGTCCAGATTGACCGTGACGGACGTCGCGGTGTTCTGCGCCATGCTGCGCCGGGGCACGATGCCCTTGTTCGTGAGCGTCTGCGTGGCATCGGTCCCGACCAGGGCTCCTGCCGGCACCGGCTGGGTACTCGGGGTGGCCACGCCCCCGCTCACGGTGGTCTGCACAATCCCTGCCGGGAGTGCCCCCAGATCCACCCCGTTCGGGGCGTCACTCGCCGCTTGGGAGAGCCAGGCTTTGGCGGTCAGTGTGGACGTCGTGGCCGGTTGACAGTCCAGATCCCCGTTGCTGCTGATGCCTTTGGCGAACGTCCCCGCCACCGAGCAGGTATCGCCACTATAGACAGCAAAGCCGCCGTCGCCCGCCGAGGCCTGGAGTCCGCCCGCCGGACCAACTGAGGTGCCGGCGCCGGCAGGGAGCGAGGCGATCGTCACCACCTGGAACTGTGTGCCGTCGTAGAACACGACGGATTCCCGACCAGAGGGAATGTCTCCCGTCACCAGGTCCACCAGCGTGCCGCCCTGCCATTTCTTGAGGACCTTGGCCCCGAGGCCGTTGACATTCAGGGTGGCAGGGCCGGTGTTGGCCGTGTGGGCCCGGAAGGAGTAGAACTGGTCGGTGACGTAGGCCGGCATGGCTGGGTTGAGGGTGAGGACGTAGGCGGCTCCCGACCCCGTCGTGACGCCCCCATTCAGGGTGCCGGCCAGGGTGCGATTCCCAGGGATGAGCTGCCCTTGCGGCCAGCCGGGGACGGTCCAGGCGAGACAGAGGAGGAGTGTCAGGAGGACAGCGAGGCGTCTCATGGCTGGGCCTCCTCTAACCGGGCGAGGCGGGCCTGGAGGGTTGCCAGCTCGTCGCGCATCTGCGCCGACGCCTGCATGACGGTGTGGAGCCAGGCATGCAGGGTCTTGAGGGCGTTGACGAGGATGTAGGGCAACGCACTGGTGTCCAGGGCCAGGAGCGTGGTCTCCGGCTCCCCAGGCGTGAGCCAGCCGCGCCGTGCCCGCACCATGTAGGGGGCGACGGCCTGCACCGCCTGCGCGACGAAGCCGATTTGCTCGTCAGGAGAGCGCACCGTACCCCCAAGGCCGTTGTAGCGAAAGCGGATGGGGTCGAGTTGCAGGAGCACGTCGAGGCCATCGGTGAAGGGCCGCACGCCCTCTTTTTGCCGCTCGTCCGAGGGCGCCAGCCAGGAACCGCCGCCCGGCTTCACCGCGTCGTCCACGGTGAGTTCGAGCTGGTGGGTGGGCGTGCTCGTGCCGATCCCCAGCCGGGTATTCTGGAGATCCATGGCGAGGCGGCTGATGCCGTTTTTGTCCTGGAAGTAGATGTGCTGGCCCGTGCCCGTCTGGATGTAGGCGTTGCCGACCTCACTGTGCAGGCGCACGGCGCTGAGGTTGACCACGCCGCTGTCGCGGATGTCGAATTCACGCCCAGACGTGGTCGAGGCCGCGCCCAGGACGATACGCCCGCTGGTCGCAGTGGCGAAGGTGAAGACCACGTCATAGGTGTTGGGATTGACCGTGACCCCTGCCGGCGCGAGGGCGGCCCGTGGATCGGCCGCGTCATAGAGCTGAAACAGGATGGCCTGGGTGCCCAGCCGATGCGTGCTGCCGGGAATAGTCACGGTGCTGACGCCGGTAAAGGTGGTGGCGTAGGCCGGGCTCCCGGCGCTGAGCACCAGGATGCCGCTGAGGGGGGCCCCAAAGCGCATGACCACGTCGTAGGTGTCGGGATCGACTGTCAGGCTCCCCGGTTCCATGGCCGTGCGGCGGGGCGAGCCGTTGTCGTAGACCTTAAAGAGGAGGTCGGCCGTGCCTAACTGATGCGTGCTCCCGAGGACGCTGACCGTGTCGGTGTTGCTGAACGACGTGAGGAAGAGGGGAGCCGTGGCACCGAGCGCGATGTACCCACTCGTGGGCGAGGCGAAGGTCAGGAACAGGTCATACGTCGTGGGATCGACTTGCACGGTGACCGATCCCGGATCGATGGCCTGGGCCGGGATGTTGCTGTTGTACAACTGCCACAGGAAGGCGGCCTGGCCGACGTTGTGGGTCGTGCCGGGGATCGCCACGGACGTGGCATTGGTAAACGTGACGAGGCCTGGAAGCCCGCCGCTCCCTGGCAGAAAGGCGTTGAGGCGTGCGGCCAGGGAGCCGAACTGGCCCATGAAATTGGCCCCGAGCGATGTTTCAATAGAAATAAGTGTTTTTAAAATATCCATGACGAGTTCTGCGTCTATGCGCGTATTGCTGTCGGGAGCCGCGGGCGTTCCGTTGACATAGGTCTGGTATGAATCGATCACCGTGGGAAAAGATGTCTGACCTATTCCGACAAGTCCTGCACCTAATTGGGCCAAAATACACTCTTTTCTTTAGTGCGACCCTGTCCGTGTGGGCCGTTGCCCACGGAGATAGTCGCGAATGGCCAGCCGCAGATCCTGGGCCGTCCGGGGGGGTTGGCCGACCGCTTGGCGCACCAGATTGATTTCCCGCAAGAAGACCGTGAGCAGCATCTCTTCTTTCCGGGACAAGACCTTCTGCGTCTCGACGGTATGGGCGATACGTGGCATTTATGTCGCCTCTACAGTGATCGGGACTGCCCAATACTGCGCCAGCGGAGCCAGGGTAATCTGAAACGTATGGGGCACCTCAGACGTCAACTCCGCGGTGTCATCTGCTGGTGTCAAGACAACCTCGGCACCATCAATGAGCAGTGTGCACGGCACAAAAGGTGACACGGTCACGGTGCAGATCGTGACACCATCGGCCTCAAACGGATTGGCATCGGCCTGGATGGCCACCTCGGCCTTGCTCACCAGCAGGTCCTCATGCACGTACCAGCGCTCCCGCAGTGTCTGGAAATCCAGGGCCGTGTCTACCTGGAGATAGCCGTTGGTCGTATCACCTGGCACAATCTGGGCGTCGACCAGGGCCTGCGTGTTGCTGGTCCACATGCCCTGAATGAGTCCGTCACTCAGGCGGTAGTGCAGAATCGTGGCCATAGGTTATCGCTGCCTCCTGAGCCCTGTGAGCCGCACTTCACTACAACTCCCGTTGCCGCCCACCGCCAACACAAAGCGCTTGTTGAACTGGAGGGTCGGGGAGGTGTAGACGCCCTGGACCATCAGCGCCTGCACGCCGTTGGCGGCATCGATATCCGGGTTGTTGGCGGAGGCAACGTTGTGGTACTGCCCCGTCGTCACGGTGTCTTCGCGCAGCACCAGGTAGGATGTCACCCCGCCGAAGCCGGCGCCCGTCAGCGTGCAATTGCCGACGAGCCAGACTTGATCGCCAGCGTTGAGGACCGGCCAGGTGATCCCGGCAAATTCCGTCTCGGTTAGCGAGTTGAGGCCGCCCCCGCCGCCGGCAAAGAGCAGCGATTCGGTCACGGCATTGGTGCTGATCTTTTCCGTGAGCACCGCCGCCGGGGCAATGCCATTGGTCAGGGCTCCCTGGAGCGGATCCCACATGAGTTGGCCAAACTGGTTGTAGATCTGGATCGACCAGTCATCCGGGGGGACATGCCCGATGAGGACGCGCAGCACGCTGGAGTAGTCCAGGACGCGAATCTGGCTGTTGACGCCATCGAGGGCGATGCTGCTGCCAACCCCGACGAGGATCTGGGCCAGGATCGAGCCCGCGAGAATTTTGGTGGCGGCGAGGCCGGTGATGTGGGCATCCCCGATAATGGCGTTGGCGATCATCCCGGCCTCGGTGATAAAGGCGAGGTCGGTCAGGATGTGGTGCGATTCCAGGGAGCCGGTGCGAATCTTTCTGGCGGTGACGGCCGAATCGCTAATGCCGTCCGTCGTGGCGCCGTCGGTCAAATTCCACATGGTGGCGCCCTGGTGGTTAAAGATGCGCAACCCCCAGTCCTCGCTGAGGCTGCCTAACTTGCCGAGTTGCACCCGCGTCCCGCCGGTCGGCGTTTCCCGAATGGTGATCTGCTGGTTGACACCGTCGATGTTGATCTGGTTCGCCACGCCCACGTTGACGAGAGCCTGGATCGTGCCGGCCAGGATTTTGCTCGCGGCGAGGCTGCTGATGTACGTCGTGTCCAGTTGCCCGGCGGTGCCGGCGACGCCGGCCGTGGCGGAGAGGGGATGAAACTCGCTCAGGTTGCCGGAGGTATCCACGGCCCGAATCCAATAATACCGCGTATCATCTGCCCCAAGGCCTTCATGGACAAAAGAGATGCGGCCCGTGCCGACGGGATCGGTGCCGGTGTTGGCGCGGTTGTTTGTGGGCGAGGCCCAGACCTCGCAATGGTCATAGTCGGCATCCGGGGGAGGCGTCCACAACAGCGCCACGGATTTGATGCTGCCCACGGCCGTCAGGTTCAGCGGGGCTGCCGGCGGGTCGGTGTCCCCGGCCGAGGTGATGGTGGCCTCCTCGGTGAAATCGCTGACATTGTGGAACTTGTCGAAGGCGAGGAGCTTGACGCGGATCTCCGTCTTGCCGGGGACGTAGAAGCGGATCTTGGTCTGGTTGACCTCGGGGCTCCACACCGTCGGGGAGGGGTTGTCGGCGACAAAGACGTGCACTTCGTAGCCGGCGGCGTCACTCTCCGGCGCCCGGTCCCAACTGGCCTCGACCCAGGCGAGGATGGTGCCATCGTCGCTCGTCTCCGTCCCCGTCGTGAGGTGCAGGTTGGTCGGGGTGTCGGGCGGCGTCGGGTCGATCTCCTCGGCCGTGACCCCGGTGGGCACGAGGGTGGCGATCTGGCTGGGGATGCCCGGTCCGAACGTGTCATAGGGCAGCACGTAGGTGTAGTACGTGAACCCTTTGCTGAGGCCGAGCGGAAAGACCTTGCGGAAGTTGGAGCCCTGGCCGTGGAAGGCAATGGCCACGTCCTGGTAGATCGCCACTGGCGGGTTCACGATGTCCAGGTGGAGTTCGTAATGGTCGAAGTCGACGGGCTCGACGAACTGGTCCCAGGCGATCATGGCGGCCCCGAACAGGCCGAGCGTGGTCGGGACGATGTTGCTCATGTCGGGCGGGGGGTTGTGCACCGTCAGCCTGGCGGGCTCCAGCGAGATCCGGTTCGTGTTGGTGCGGGCGTAGACGACGAAGAGGAGGTCGCGCTGCGCCCCAGCGATGCCATTGCGCAGGTGGTCCTCCTGATTCATCGCAAAGGTGTAATCGAAGGCCAGGACGCCACCGGTGTTGGTGCTGCGGAGGAGGAGGCTCTGGGCCGGCATCCACACCTGCACGATGTAATCATTGACGAAGAACGTGTCGGAGAACAGGGGACTGTCCGCCACCGTGTCCCAGACGAGGTGCACGTCGCGGCCCTCGAAGGTGGTGTCACCCACCAGCTTGCCGCGCAGGCGCAAATTGCGCACCGTCCCAGGAAAATAATCTTCCGTGGTCGCCCCGGCCACCGTGATGAGGGCCGTGAGGGCGCCGTTCTCGTTCGGCACGCCGCGCCCACTGACCGGCACGACGCGGTAGAGGTAGGTGGTGCCGGTGATCACGGTGAAGTCGTCGGTCTCGAGGGTCCGGCCACTCACCTGCACGAGCAGCGTGTAGTTGCTGCTGCCGCCGCTGGCGTCCGCGTTGGTGCCGAGGTCGATGGCCCCCGCGGTCGTGATCCCAGCGGTGGCGTTGGCGGGCACGGTGCGCCGGAAGATT